ACCATCAATGTGACCGTGTACGAAGCCTCCTACACCAATACGCTGGTGCTCAAAAACGGCAGCACGACCATCCTGACTATTTCCGGGCTTTCCTGGTCGAAGGGCACGGCGAACCGCACGGTCACGCTGACATCGGCGCAGAGGACAACGCTGTTGAACGCTATGGCGTCCATCAAGTCGTTCACAGGTACCTTTGCGGTTTCGTCTTACAGCGGGTCTACGCAGATCGGCAGTACTTCAAGCAAGACCGCCACGGTACTGACCACGGCAACCAATTCTGCTCCGACCATAAGCGGATTCACTTATGCCGACAGCTACACGACCACGAAAAACCTCACAGGCAACGACCAGCTATTCGTTCAGAACTACTCGACCCTCAAGGTCACGCCCGGAACGGCAACTGCAAAAAACGGTGCCAGTATTTCCAACTACACAGCTTCCTGCAACGGGCTGTCATCCTCTAACACTACCGGCTCTGCCTTATCTGTTGGAAAGATTGCCAAGTCCGGCGGCGTAACGGTCACGCTCACGGTCACGGACTCCCGCGGTTATACCGCCAGCGTTTCCCAAACTATTACGGTCATCCCATACGCAAAGCCGAAGGTGTCCTCGGTGACGCTCCGACGAACCAACGACATTGAAGCGGAAATGCAGCTCAAATTCAGTGGCTCTATTTCTGCTGTGACCGTAGACGGGACGCAGAAAAACAGCGTGGTTTATGTGCGGTATCGGTACAAGAAAACCAGTGAGAGCAGCTACGGCAGCTACACCAGCATCTATTCCGGCACGACAAAAAGCGGAACCTCTTTCAGCTACTCCAATTTGGAACTGTGCAGTCTGGATGCAAACAGCTCCTACGACTTCCACTTACAGATCCAAGACAAGCTCTATTCTCTAAGCAGTCTGGATCTGTATTTTACTGTTCCGCAGGGTACGCCGCTCATCGCACTACGGAAAAAGAAAGTCGGCATCAACACGCCGGACCCGCAGGCCGCGCTGGATGTGGACGGTAATATTCACATGAATGGCGTCAATGTCCACGGCAAAATGGGCAGAGTAGACGGCTCGACCACCGACCTCAACAATGTAAAGACTCCCGGCTAC